CTGCGGGTCCTGCGGGTCCTGCGGGTCCTCGCCTGGCTCGTCGGATTTACCTAGTGCTCTCAGGTTCGTCATCTTTTTCTCCTGGTCATGTTCGTTAAGGGTTTGGTCATGTTCTCGTTAATACTATATCGTCCACTAGAATGACTCAGCCCAAAATGACTCAGCCCAAAATGAAGCCTGAGCTTCTTGTACGGGGTTGCCTTCTTTTACGTTGAGATTGACACCCTTGATGATGCAACCCCTCAGGAAAATCTGCTCCTCCTTGGCCTTGTATGGGCTGTAGTTAGCAAGCACTATTGTTAGCCTGGTTTCCCTGCTCTGAAAATCGTTTACGTCAAACTCTACCGACTGTTTGAAGTACCATGACTGGACCTTTATTTCATATGTGTGGCTTCTGGTTGTTATCTTCTTGCTTGCAAGACCTGGGACCTGCCTTCGCTCTGCTTCCAGTACTGCATCCACCTTTATGTCCTGCCAGTAGCAGTACTCAAATAGCGGCTGATCATACCCGTACTCTCTGTGGTTCCAGTAGCTCTGGTTGGACAGGCCGGTCGCTACGCCGTCATCGTCCTCAAGAAAGACTCCTACTTCAGCGTCTAGTCCTACCCAAACTGGGTTTAACATTCGTACCATTTGATTCTCCAAAGAAAAAGGCGATGACTACCTGAAGTAGTCATCGCCGGGTTGCAGCAGGCTTGCACAGTATTAGTTTACAGTGGAAACTAAGGCTTGGCTGCGGAGAAGACTGCGAAGAAGTCGAACGTGCCTTCGAGAGATACGTCGATGCTCGCGTTTCCATCGCCGCCGCTGTTCATCGGCTGAGGATTCAGGATCACATTACAGTAGTACTGGATCTCACTGAACTGGCCGGTGCCATCAGGAGAGATCTTTACAATGATCGTGACCGGACGGCCCTGAATTCTCTGGAGTCCATCACGATTACTGACGAACAGGTCGTTCATTGACAGTGTGTTCTCAGATCGCTGGCGAACGTAATGGTCGACGGTCTGGAACTTTCGTGCGATTGGCCGGTACGATAATCCTGGGCTTGCCGAGAATCCTTGATCGTAACAGATCAATTCATCTTCCGCTGGGTTTGGCAGGCACGCAATCGATACGCTGTCACCGATTGTAGTTGGGTCTGCTACCTCTTCCGAGGCGAATCCAACTGGTGCTTGCTGGGGAATGTTACCCATCGATCCCGTGTTTGGAATCTCGATTACTGACGCATCGAACGAAGGGTCTGGGCAGATCGGGTTGCCGCAGCCTGTGTTCGTCATATCGAATGCCTGGACACCAGCGTCTGTGAGTGTCCGAACTTCCTTGATGATACCTACTTGGAGGCTGTAGTAAATCCAGGCTTCATTGCCTGTCTTTGTCTTTGCGCCATAGGTTAAATTGATTTCTGCCATGACTTAATACCTTTCTTATTTGTTAATATGATCAATGGTCTTGCGTATGTTTTTCAGTAGTCCGACGTTTCGCCTTACTGGGATTTTGATTAGATGCTCTATGAGAACCTTCATCTCCCCGGCCTTACCTTTTTCCACTGGAAACTTCGCAAGTATTTCATTGATTAAAATTTCCACTTGATCAGCATTTTGAAGGACCTGTATCTGCATGCCCTTGATGACCCTATCTATGGCTCGGGCTTGCGTATCAAGTACTTCTGATGCTGGGTGTTTGGTCATGGGCTTTCTGCGATTGCTGAACATAGCTCGTCGTAGTATCTGTTCTCGCGGGCTATGTAAGCTTCAAGATCTGTTTCCATTCCAATAGGGAATGCACCGCCACAAAGTCTGGTTATCTGATTGTCAAGGTGAGCGATCAAGTTAAGAGCGCCGCCCTTTCGCGTTATGGTAAGTACTGGCGTCTTGTAGTGGAAGAAGTTATCCTTTGGCGATACCACGGACCTTGCTACACTGTATATAACAAGTGCCTGCTGTACCGCCGTAAGCTCCTTAGTGAAAGCTTCTGGATCTGAGTCTACTTCCTCAGCTATCGCCTCGTCGCAGAGCGTCATCAGCTCAAGTCTTAACATGGACCGTAGGAAATCATTAGAGTACATAATCTTCTGGGCATCTAAGTCCCCTAAGACCGCTCGTATATAACCATACAGATTTGAAAAGGTTGTAGCTGCCATTGCTCAATCCTGCCTTGTTATTAAGGCGTTGTATCAAGGACGCATCGGATCTTGATGTTTGCATCAGAACCAGAGGCGTTCGTGAAGAAGATCGATGTGATGTCTGCGGATACCAGCAAGAACGTGTTGTAGCTGCCGGTGTCCCATTGGTATGCCTTGTTGGCAACGAGAACCAGCGTGTCATCAGGTACGCTTCCGCTGTTGGTTTCCAATGTAACTGCCTTGTCGGAAATCACAATGAAAGACTGAACTGCGGATACGTCGATTGCTGCGACGACCTCGAAGTCCGTGGCAGCATCTGCAACCACCTCGTCAATCTCAATCGTTCCAGATCCGGTGTACTGTGCGGATACGTCAGAGACGACTCCACTGGCAGTAATAACGGACTTTGTTACTGTATGCGTAAAGCTCATGGCTTACTCCGTATTGGTGGTGAATATCTCAAGTAAATCAAAATTCTGATTAAGCGACTCACCGCCAGTGGCTACCCTGAAGACCATGTGGCCGACATAGTTTCCACTGGAAAGACCGGCTATCACTTTCTCAAAAACTAGAGTACCGCATTCCCAGGTCTTGTCGAACATTTCGATTCGCTCTGAGTTTGCTTCGCCTCGCTGAGACTGAAGCTCTGCGAGTAAGTCTTTTGGAATAGCTACTGGCAGTTTCATGTGAGTGCTTTCTGGTGTTAAAAATGGAAGGGGGAGAGACTGAATAGAAATTCGTGTTACTTTTCGCCGAAGCTATTTTTCACTTTGAAAATCCCAGACTGCGATCTTCCCCCTTCCACGACCCAACGAACGATGCTTTATAGATCGACGATGACGACTCTGTATCGCCATTCATCGGGTACGTGAATCGAGATAGCCTTCTTGTGAAGGATCTCTGCTTCGTTGCGCTGTGCATGGTCAGGACTGTTGCTCTCGTCCCATACCAGCGTTTTATCAAACGCGGATTTGGTGAAAGCCCAACCGAGAGGCTGGCTAGTCAGGACGTACATCTTGCCCTTTGCAAGCTGTGCATTCGGAGTCCATGAGAAGTTATGTCCCCATGCGCTCGTCATCATGCCACTGCTGAAGATCGAGTCACGCGTAGTAGAAGTGACAGTGTCCTTCGGCTTCACTCGGTCGCCATCATTGAAGTCACTGACGAGGTCAATGAAATCCCATGGGTCACGAATGTTCTGCGGCGAGATCATGATCGTCTGGATGCTAATTGGCTCATCAGCACCACCGGCTGCACCGAACTTGGAAACATGCTCAAGGATCGTCTTGAGTTTTCCAATGGAAAGTTCAGTAGCTACGTCGACTGCGTTCAAGTCCAGATGGTTTAAGTCTGGGATGTTTGCAGTATCTACGGACGAGTGGATGTTCAGCGAGTCACGAAGTCCACTGTCTACTTCAGCGGCATCGATGTTAGTCAATGCCAAGGCGTCCAAGTGCATCTCAAGGTCATAGGCAAGTGTTTGTCGCACTGCTTCTGCTTGAGATACGTCGCCCTGCTGGAGGTCAACGAGAGGGTAATTGACGCGATCCGTCTGGAGATAATCCATCTCCAAAGTTGTCGCGGCTTTCGTTGTTCGCCATTGCGCTCGACGACTACCGCCATCAACACCGACATTGCGAACCGTGAACTCATTCAAGTTCCGGCTTTGCGGTCGAGTGATCATTGGCAGTTCGTCTGCCGAGAGATCCACCATTTGGAAGGCTCCCATCGACCATGGCGTAGCCATTACGTCGGCGGAGATCTCGAAGTTTCGATAAGCAGCGAAGTCTCGTGCAGCTTCTGCATTCGTAGCAGCGGCAACCATCAACGCTCGGTATTCTCGCAAGTCGTCCTGATTCGTCAGGTCGAATCGCTCATCTCGGTAGCTTGCGTACTCACGGTCAAGCATGCGAGCATTCTCTGGAAGCATCCATGGGATGCTAGCGAACTCTCGCTCACCGCGCTTGGCTTCAGCTACCATCTGGGTAGGGCTTGCTGAGTTGATAGGGGAGGCTGTGATATTCTCACCGCCTCCTTGAAAATTCTTTTCCGCGTCTCTTCGCAGATTGCGGAGGTGGCTTTTTCCTGCCATGTTTATAGCTCCAATGGAAATTTATTATAATCTATTTTGAAAATTGTATCTCTGGTTTTCCAGTGGAAACTTTTACGTTTCAGTTACGAACAGATGTGGCGAGCAGATCTGCACTCGAATGCGAACTTCAGCAGCATTCTCTGGAGTAAGGTTGGCTTGTAGGAGATGGGCGTGAATCACGTCCGTTGCTACGGCAATTTGCCAGCAACCATTCTTCTGAGTCAGCGGCGAACGAAGTGTGGAGCCAGTTGCGAGCAGTCCAGTACCAGAATCGGTGACTAGATTGTCAACAGACGTGATTCCAGTTCCCTCGAACTCCCAGATAGATCCAGGCGCTGGCAGGACAATGGACACTGGGCTTCCACGCTTTTTGGGGATATCAAGCTTGCCGATGGTGAATTCTTTGAACCCGGTTTCATCAGTGGTTCCACTGAGGTTGATCGAGTGATGCATGAAGCCGAGGAAAAAGTCTCCGACTTCAGCGTAGGCAAGTTCTGTTTCGTCGTTGTCCTTTAGCGTAACGCCCTTGCCCTTTTGAGTAGTTCCGACATTAGCGTCGGCTACACTAAGGTCAAGTTCGGTTGTCTTTGCACTGTCCCAGTAGTCGTAGCTACCGGAAACATGTTTGAATCGTGAATCTCCGAAGTGCATGATGCTCTCCTATTTCTTGGTAGATGGTGTGAGGTATGGCATGAGTCTCTTCAGCAATTACTTAGCGTAAGAGATTGCACTTCGTCCACGAAGACTCTTCGTTACTTTCGTGCTTGCCGTTTCAGCGGCCTGTTCAGTTGACCCAGCGCCTACCAGTAGTTGAACCTTCTTGTTGACGCTCGCAGTATCAGCGACGACTTCAACTTCTTCAACTTCTTCTTCGGAGGTTGCGGCCTTAGCCAGTTGCTTCAGGAGATTGATCGTTCTCTTGAACATCTTGTCGCCAGCTTCGTCGTGCGACATGGCTTTAACTTGTTCTTCGATTGTCTCTTCGTCATCTTCCTCGAACTTGTATTCAAGGTTGACTCCGATGTCTGAGATTTCCTTGAGTCGCGATGCATGCTTTTCGTCCGATGCTTTGACTGCATCAAATTCAGTTTGCTTCAACTCAAGAGCCTCGTTAAGCATAGTTTCGTGCTGCTCTTTAGTCATGAGTTCGCCGCCTTCAATCTGGCTGGCGATCTCACTCTTGACTGACTCGTCAAAGTCTGCCTGTACGGACGACTGACGCATCTCAGTGACTAGACTTGCGAACTCTTTTTGAGTCGCCTCGTCTACCGGATTTCCACTGGAAATCTTTTTAGTTGCGTCTTCCATTTTCTTGAATAGATCTTTGAATTTCACTTCGATGTCTCCGGGTAAGGATGCTTCTTCTGGTACAACTGTGTCGCCAGAGTTGTTCTTACCCCTGAGCGGCACGTCAACGATGTGCAGATGAACCTCAGAATGCTCTGTGCCCTGAGGATCTCGCCAATAACTGTGGTGAGTGTCGGTTCGTCCAGTGAGCTTAGGCTTGTTGCCCCTCACTAAGTTCATGTTCTGTAGATAATGTACGTGACCATTGGACGGCAAAATCGTTCCGTCGCTAAGAATTTCATGAACGTGCCCGTCTTCATCTCCAGGCTGTGTCTTGCCGATTATGGCAATGCTAGCTAAATCGTTAATCATTGTATCGACAGCTACGCTGGCAACCTCCACGCAATTTTCTTCACCACTAAAAATTTTATATTTTAGTGGAAGAAAGATTTTTCCGCTGCTGGATGATGCGACTTCGAGACTGGTGCCAGCAACCATTGCCAGTACGTCGCTGGTATCATCTGCCGGGGAGGTGGTAATACCTGCTCCCCAGAAGCTTACCTTACCGTCGACACCACCCAGGGCTACTGCCATCTCGTGACCCTTGTAGTCTTTGACTCCATTGCCGTGAACGCATTCAAGCATGTCACCATCTGCGTCGGCAAATGGAATGAACTCGTCTCGGTAGTAGAGGGCCGCATCGGACCACTTGTGCCCGCACTCCATCGAAACCTTCCACTGCTCGCGTCCTGTCAAGTGGTTCTTAACTATGTCTGGGATCTTCGAGTGCCGCATGTACAAGGCACCGAGGGCGTACAAGGGGACTGCGCTGTCTGGGATCGAGCTTGCGTCTGCAACTTCTTTCCACTGTAAACCTTCCTTGGCATAAGCCACTGCTTTGATGTGACCACAGATCTCATCGCGAGAGGAGATGCCATTGTCAATAAGAGAATGCTCGATATCAATCAAGCTGTCTTGAGCGGAAGCAAAGGAGTTTGCCAGGGTCTTGGTGGTGAAGCACCGTCGCTTCTTGTTGACTGTAGGTAGCGAATGGCAGAGCTTCATCGGGAAGTAGATTATGTTTGGCGAATCAGAGAACTGGACATCTGGAAACATGTCCCTGATCTCACCAACGTCCATGGTCTGGACGGAGGCGTTGTCTCCTACTACTCTCTCCCGAGAGTCGCCTGACTCAGGAGCGCCGATCTTGTGTATGAAATCGTCAAGTGTGAAAGGCATGCTACGATGCTCCTGCTGGGGGTTGTGTTCTAGTACCTTCGTTGGCGTCAGGGTTTCCATCTACGCCGGGTCTACCTGGGTTCTGATGCTCACCGCCTTTGTCTCCGAAAGGATCGGGCGGCTCGGGCCATGACCATAGCTTTGTCTTCTCTTCCTCTGCTTTGGATATCGCCTTCTGCCTTAGTGTAGAATCAGGATCTCTTCCAAGCTCCTTGTGTGCTGTTCGTGGATCTGTCCATGCATACTCTGCGAGGAACCTTAGCTCATTTAGTAGCTGTGCTGGTTCCTTGAGGACGTTCTCATCGAAGCCTGCCGAGACAACGCAGTTCTCTGGGGTTTCTATTCGATCAACTATGCTGTCGTGATCAAAGAACTCAGATAGCACCCACTTTACTTCAGTCCTTGCGTCTACTAAGTGAGCCATGAGTCTCTTGACTCCAAGGAATCCACTGCCGTAATTGCCACCGTCACCAGTGAACACCACTACGGTAACACCTGCCCAGTTGAAGATTCTCTCCTCTGGCTTCTTGTACTTCTCACCAGAGAACATGTCGTTGGGAGGGAAGATGAAGTCGAAGGACACCGTGTGGTTCGTTACTATCTTGGCGGCCTGTGATGTGTCCTTGAGCTTGGTTGTAAGTGCGTCGATATCATCCTGCTTGGCCCAGTTGTTCTTCTGTCCAGCAAGAGGGCCTTGGGTTATGGACTCACCCATCTTGGCGTGCAGCATGAAGTGCTTCATCATGAACGATGTAGCGAAGTCGCCGTCCGTACAGTTGTTTCGAGTTTCCAGCGGAAGGAAAATGTTAGCCATGGATGGCTTGGCTAGTCCGTGATGCTTTCTGTTGTTGGTCTTGACTATCCAGTTGTGGCCGTCTTCCCTGTTCAACGCAACCATACTGTCGCCGGTCTTCACGGCCTTGATGTATGCGAACGGTATGCCTTCGTCGTTGACGAGAGCCATGAGGGCCTCTTCTCGCTCTGCCTTTGTATAGAGGCGAAGGGCATACTGTATCTTGTTTCTTATCTCTATGGGAATTGCAACCCTTAGTACATCGTTTCCAAACGAATTATTCCAGTCGATGTCGCCTGGGTTAAGGGCGGTGATGTCCTGTAGGCCAGGGACAAGTGCCTCCCTTGAGCGTGGCTTTGGCGGCACCGACGCAGATGATGACTGAGATCCCTCTGACTTAGGGTCGATCTTCCAGTACAGAATCATGCTATCGCATGTGAACCAGTCGCTTAGAAGCTTCTTGGTGAGGGCGTAGAAGTCCCACTTCCTTTTGATCTTTGCGAGCTTTACCTCGAACGCAGAGAACTCTACCTCGTTCTCATTTCCACTGGAAACTTCTGGAGCGCAGGCGATGTTGAAGCCTGATGTAGTGAAGTCAGTCTTGACTCTGACCAGTCCCTGGACTAGGTCATCCCTCTCTGACCACTCCATTGATCGTCGAATCTGCGTGTGCTTGGCCGCAGGGGTGGCGTCATTCATCAAGCGATCAAGAGTCGTCTTCCTGATTCTTGTGCCGCTGCCTCCTGTACTGCTGCCGCTAGTGAACGCAGTGTCGACAGTGCTGAATGCGAACTCCCTGATGGGTACGCCCATCATTTCGATGGCACCGACTTCGGCTGTCTCTTCAGGCTCGTCTATGATGATCTTACGCAGGTCTGCCATTGAAACTCTCTCCACTAATGTTTCGTGTAGAGGATTTATCGGCAGCTTATTTATATTGGGTCAATAGAAATTGCTAGATCAGATCCACCTTGCCTTCCAGGCATGTCCTTGCCGCTCAGTGCTTTAAGTATAGAGTATGCAACGAACGAGTACAGTAATCCGTATGCAGAATCTTTTTTATTCTTGGATTTAAACTTGTACATTCCGTATGTGTCTATGGACGGCGACTTGTCTTTGTGTCTAGCGATGTCAACTTGGATTAACTGCTCAACAGTTATGTCCATCTCGGCACGTATCACATCAGCCTCTGCCATTCCTTTCGCTCTGTTCAGATACTCCCTCTTGGCACCAACGTCCCACGTACCACCAGCCTCTTCCCATCCGTTCCATCTTCCTGGGAGTATGATGTTTCCAGTGGAAATAGCATCCCTCATAGCTCTATGCATTCTGTTTACTATGACGCTATCAGACGCCATCTTGCCCCACAGTGCATTAATGAAGAAATCTCCACGCTTGAACGGAACCAGTATATTGTCACCTATCAATCCATGTGGATCTCCAAGCTCGACCATTGGAATGACTGACTCTATCTTTCCTCGTATCGGTATCTCTGTCTTCCTGAGTTCATCCCTGACGAACAGTCCACCACCGCCTGGATCGTAGCACACGAACGAAAACTGAAACTTCTTGTGAAGCTCTTGGATTATTCCTGCCATGTGTTCAGATTGAATGTTGTTCTTCCGAATTGTTAGGCAGTGCTGCGGCGGTTCTGACAGGTCGGATATCTTGAGTACAGATATAGAGAAGTCATCTGCACTAGACTTAGTGTGATCAGATCCACCCCTTGCTGTATCGTACCCGGCAACGTACATGTCGTTGTCGCTGCGTCTTTGCAGCAGCATGGGAGAGTTCTGCCTCCGTCTAGCATCGATGTCCTTCGACGAATAGAAAGACATGGAGTCCTTCTGCCACCTGCCATCAATCTCTGACTTCACTACGCCATCAGGGTTCGTGGTCTGCATGGTGAAGATTGTTCGACGATCAACGAACGCCTGGAACTCCTTCTTGTTTACTGGCACGTGCCGGTAGTTGGATGTAAACCGCGCGTAGTCCTTATTGCCCCTGGCTATGTTTGAGTCGATACTCTTGACTAGCGTGTATGACCTGTCATGCCTGAAGCCTGGGGTTGACATGCAGTGTATGTGGTTCTGCATTATCTTGTCATCTTGGTAATCATTCAACGCAGTGACTCGACCGAATAGCGTCTTGGTGAGTGATGCTATATTAAAGATTGTCCACTCGTCGAAGTACCCATCGTGCCAACGCTCTGATCTCAACCGCTCACTATCCTTGTCGAAGTTGGGAGGCAACGCCCTGATGGTGGCACCTCCCCTGAAGTGGATCTCCCATGCCGAGGTTCCGTGCGTGATCCTTGGCCTGCCCTGCTGTGTCTTTACGCAGCTTCTGAATATCTTGGATGACGAGTACCATCTGTCATAGTTCTGAAAGATCAACTGTCCCTGACGGAACGTACCTGAGATGATTCCTGAGATTCGATTAGGAAACAGGCAGGATCTCAGTGCAGATAGCAGTCCAAGAGTAAAGGACTTTCCAGTGGAAAATCCTGAGTCGTCCATAGTGAAGTGGGTAGTCCACATCTCTGCGAGCCTAAGCTCCTGATGCGGAGGGAGCTTTACGTTCAGTATTACCTTCGCTGCCAGAATCGGATCATGTATGAAATCGTCAACCATCATCGCAGTTAGCCTGTTGTCATTCCTCCATGCGTGACTAGTTGCCATCTTCTTTTGCCTTTCCATCTAGTGGTAATGCGTACTCGCTGTTCAATTCATACCCAAAGAAAAGGGCGACTTGATGCGGGTCCTCAGGCAGGTCTGCCCCTGAGTCTAAGTGCTTCTGTGCAACATCTAATGCCGTTACGGTATCATATCCAAGTGACTGAAGCAGGTACTGTAGGTCCATTGGAAAGTCTAGGACAGGTGCTAGTGCTATGGCTGCATCACTGAACATCCTCCTCACGCCAAGGCCCTCTCTTGCTTCCTTCTCCTTCATGTACGAGTCGTGAATCATCGCCATCGACTTCTCGTCGTCGCTTAACTCGAATGCTTCCTTCTCTGGTAGCTGTTTGCGAAGGGATTCGAGGTTACTTATGAGTCTGGTCTTCTTGGAGTCAAGCTCCTTAGTCAACTCTCCCCTAGTCTGGATCATGTAACAGGTAAGCCAGTTTAGTTCAATCTCTGTGATTATGATCTGGTGGCACAGGAAGTATGCGGTCGGATCTCTGTAGTAGCCTGAGTACTGCTCGTACTGCTCAAGGTAGTACTTCCTCTCGGCTTCAGAATATGAGTCTGGGGCTACGCCAGGTGGAGTGATCTCTATGACAACTCCAGTTTGCTCAAGCTCCGAATTACCACCCTCCGTTTGATTGTTTCCACTGGAAATAGGTTCGTGGATATCGCTCTGCGTTACCGGGGTGGCGACCGTGTCTCCTTCTGCGTTTGTTGAGAACTCTATGTCCGCCCCTCTTCCAGAGCATGACCCGCACAGGGTTTTGTCTTCGTCTTTTATGTGCTTGTTCTTTCCGCATTTTAAGCATACGGTTAGATGCTCGCATTCTAGTTCTTTGCATATTGCTGGCCTGTTATCGAGGGACACCATGTTGCATTTCTTGCATACTGCCTTGTATGAGCAGATGTTTTTCTGTTCAGCCATCGTAGTATCCCTTGCTAACTGCGAAGTAGAAGCCGATGTTTATGGCATCGGCTATGTTCTGCTTGACTCCACCATCAACAATCAGTGACGACGTTGGATTAAACGAAGTTATAAGCTTGTTGGCAGTCTCGACTGACCATGGCTTTGCCTTCTTCTTGCCCCTGTGCTTCTCCCAATCTATTGGAAGGCACATGTCCACTGTCTTAGTGCTGAGGAGTACACCCACTATGGCGTATGCTACAGCGAACACCTTGAATACTGACTGTGCCCTGGCTGCAAGCATCTCCTTCTTAAGGGTCTTGACTCCGTAGATTGTCTGAGGCGGCTGCTCAATCACTATGTGATCAAAGTCATCTTTGATGGTAAGGCTTAGTACTGACTGGGCTATGTCCCTTGCTCTGTCGTGTATCCCTTCTGACTTCGTCCTTGGCCGTATGTTCTTTGCGTAGTTGATGCCTTCCCTGCCCATGCCTCGTATCTTGAATTCCCATGAAGCAACGCCGGTGTGCTTAATGCCTGGGTCTATAGATAGTATCTTAGTCATCACCGAACCCCCATGTAATCTTGCGTTCGCTTCTCGCCCTCTTGTACTGATACTCAGTCATGTACTCAGGGCGAGTAAGTGCAGCATGGAATCCGTGAGAGATCTCATTTACTGTTGCTGGAAGCCCAAGCTGACTTAGGGAGTCGGTCGTGTCCCTGATTGCATCCTCCGCCTTCTTTCTTTTCTCTGGTGAAGACTTGTCCCATCCTCCATTCTTCATGAAGGCTATGCCACGGTTGTAGTATTCTCTTAACTCCCACGGGTTACCGTCTTCTCCAACAATGCCCTCTGTCAGCATTGTGCCGAACATCTCCATCGCCTCGAAGATCATATCATTGCCGAGATCGTAGTTAGATCTCCAGGCTATGTCGCACTCCCTTACTGTCAGGTACTTCTTTCCTTCGTGCCTCTTCTCAAGTGCGTCGTTCATACATGTGGCTATGCTCCAGCCAAAGTTCAACGCATACTCAATCGCATCCTTCTCGTATATCTCATGGGCCTCTGTGAGATCGAGGTCTGCTTCTCCTCGCTTATATTTCCTGGGGCCAGCCTCTTGTAGCCTTGGCTTGTTCGCTGATGGTAGGTCTGAGATTTCCACTGTAAACTCCTGATCTAATTGAACGGGTCGTCCTGCTCTTGTGAGTGATCGAAATCACTGAATGGATCGTCACTGCTTTTTGATGGCAATGAAGACGTGTATGACTCTGTAGTGTTAGCTCTCCTTGAAGCCTTTCCTACGTTTAAGAATACTCCCTCTAGCATATCCGCTATCTCTTGGTCCTGCCTCCATCTCTGCATGAACAGGTTGAACTTCTTTGTTTTCTTGTATCCCCACCTGCCGCTGGTTATAAGATTGAATCCCTGTAGAGTGGCTATGTTAGACCCTAGCCACCTAGATCTCATGTCTATTTGCTCTTGAAGATCCCTCTTCTTGACAGACTCTAGCTGTTCGATGAGCAGAAGTATCTGACAGAAGTGATTGCCATCCCTGAAGAATTGATTGGAGGAGTCCTTGGCCTGCTTGATAGTCTCCTCGAATACTTCCCTAATCTCATCGAAGTCAGACAGTGTCTTTCTCTTTCTGTTCTGATTGGACTTCTGGTGAAGCAAGCAGGCGGGCGAACTGTAGATTGAATCTATGAACATAGCCATCGCGGCCACGTGTTCCGGCTCTACGTTCAGAGCCATTAGGTCATCAGTAAAGCTTCTGTCCAGTACGGCATAGGCTGTTGATAGCCTAGCTAGGTTCAGCCTGAAGTCCTGAGGATTGACCAATGGTATGTCGTCAACATACCCGTACTTGTCTGATAGCTCCGTCGTCTTCTCAAGGCACATGTCCGTAGCCTCTGGCGACCAGTGTATCTGATCTATCTTTCTAGTCCATGCCCAGTGAACTAAGCTTCTCAGCATTTTCGATGTAAGCCTTATCTCTGCATCTATCTCTGACTTCTGATTGTAAAAATCATAGTCATGCTTTCCAGTGGAAAACACGGCTAGGTCGAGACGCCTAATAAACATAGGGTCGAAGCATTCCCTCAGTGCTTCGCACCCGAAGACGAAGTCGGATATCGTGGCGGCTTCTCCGTTTGCATCCTTGGGGTTCATGAGGAAGATCGTTCTTGTCTGTGTGTGATACCCGCCACTGGCTACCTGCTCGATGCTTAGAAAGCCAGTGTCCATGGCTATCGCCATTCGCTTGATCTCTTCCTTTGTACTCTCTTGCGTCTCATCGATTGCTATGATCTTACATGAGGCTTGGACGTATCGACCAATCGATATCATCCACTCGCCGCCCTTCTGTTTGATTGCGTATAGCAGGCCAGTCCTTGTTCCAGATAAAGCCGAAAACAAGTCTCCGAGTTCAATCCAGTCGGATAGAGCAGTATAAGTCGCTGACTTCCCTGTGCCTGAGTCACCGAGGATGGCACTGTTGACCCAGCCTCTGATTCTTCCTCCATTAAAGTTGTAGTGCAATGGTGAGAGGTAAGTGAGGAGGACTGTAAGCAGGATGTGATCGGCATCATAGATCTTGGTAACCCCATGCACTAGGTCGTGCATTATCTCAGGTACGGTAAACTCATCCTTCAGTGCTTGCATTACCTCCCTGTTGTCTGACCGTGCCATGTCGAACTGTCGCCAGTCCTCTTCCATTGGCACCATCTCTTGCACGAACAGGGTAGCTATAGCGGTGTGCGGGTGCGTTCGTATCCAGCCTGTAGCCATGTAGTTCTGCGGCTGGATCGTGATGTTGTCCTCTGGCTGAAGGATATACACTGGGGTTTGAACTAGCTCCTGTGAATTCTGTAGCCTGCCGTCCTGATCTTCTTCAGCCCTCCATCTCTCCACTACTTGGTGAGCGTAGTACTCCTCCATGACTACCTTGGTTATAGGCTCAACCGTGCACTTCTTTCCCTTGGCACATGCTATCTCGGCTATGGACCTGAGGTTTGCACTCTCTTTCTGCATGCATGCTTCAATGAACAGGGCGTGCCCATATGGTATAGTCTGTGTGCCAGCGTCAGCGTGACAGCATTCACCACCTGCGAGCAGTGGGCATTTCTTTATCTTGTAGCTACGTATAGCATGGAAGATCTTTGATGTTGTACCTGATATGGTGATGGGCACGGTGACCTTCTTGTCGATGTACTTCCTGTTTTTCAGGGCAACGACTAGGTTGTCTACTTCTTCAGCCTCGACTGTGGCCTCGTCCCCGTCCATGCCTCCGCATATAAGCTCTGGCGTTTCTTCCATTATCTTAAGGAAGTCATTGGTGTTAAGCTCTGACTTAAGGAAGAAGTCGGTGAGGTCCTTCGAGTCTTTCGTTCCTTCCAGCGGCAGGTCTATAATCTTTACAGTGGAAAACTTGGATGCCTCCAGTGCCTTGAGGAAGTACTTATTGGCTACGTTGTGAGATGACAGCTTGCCTTCTTCGTCGCAGTCGAAGCAGATGTATACGAACTTACCGAAGAGATACTCCATCCACTCAGGTGCAAAACTTTTGACACCATGGGTGCCAGTGACAGCACCATAGGTAGTGAGTCCAGCATCTGCGAACATCTGATTCAACAGTATGCAATCAAACTCGCCCTCGCATATGACTACGTGATCCCAGTTCTCAGCTATCAGCCTGTCTAGATTGTACAGCCTGACCGGCGTGCCGTGCCTTCTCTCTGCCGGTGAACCCCTGTCTGTTACTAGGTTCATCATCTTGGATGATGCGTCAGCCTGAGGTGAGTATCCCCTTACGTTCCTTACTTCACCCTTCTTGTTCCTGACTGGTATGGTGTAGCGTCCGTCTGTCCACTGACCATCGTTGCTCTTTACTTTCCAAGTCTTGTCCCATCCGATGCAAGCCTTCTCAATCGTAGGTGCCTTGAGGCCCCTGTTCTTGAGTAGGTACATGAAATGCTCTGGGCGTAGAGCTTTATTGAAGGTATCCACTACGATGGTATCTATCGGGGCGTTAGCGATATCCATCGCGTCCGCCTTATTTACCTTCGGGATGATGTCAGCGTCTTTCCTTTTAAGCTGTGCTGACTTAGTCTTTGGGGTTAGGGCGGGCTTATCTTTCCAGTGCTTTATGTCTACACCTGCATCATCTGCTAATGCAACCAATGCTTTCGCAAAGTTCGTCTTATCATCTGGTGCTAGGCCGGATTTTATGATCCAGAAATCAAATATGCTACCGCCTTTACCGCATGCATGACATTTAAATCCTCCTGTCTCAGCGTTTACAAAGAAGCTGGGCGTGTTCCGGTCTGAATGCAGTGGGCATAGGACCCTTTTTGAGGTCCACCCGTTCTGTCTTCCTCCACCGAAATCCTGTCCATCGCCGCAATGTGATTCATAGAATGTTACTATATCAAGTGATCTTACGATCTCTTCCTTCAACTGGTCGGTCGTCATCTTATCCATGTGTCATTCCTTTCCACTGGAAATTATCTCAGCAGTCCTTGCAATCCAGTGGATCGTTTGTCTACCACGCTAGTGTCAATACAGAGCTTCAGTGCCAAAGGATCTCCAACCAGAAGGGTGAGTTGCTTTGGTCGTGTAGCTCCAGTGTAGAGCATGTTGCGAAACAGTAGTCTGTAGTGAGCCTTGAATAAAGGTATGACGCACACCGGGAACTCAGATCCCTGCGAGCTATGCACTGTAAAAGCATACGCCAAGTAAACGCTCTCTGCATTATCGGCGTTTAATTCAACTAGGCCATCTCCTTCTGGGCCAGCACCTGGGCCAAAGTTGATAGTCAGTCCGTGGTTTCCAGTGGAAATAACTGTGCCTACATCACCGTTAACTATCTCTAGTTCATAGTTATTCTTACGGTTGATGACTCTGTCGCCTACTCTCAGCCCTCTATATCCACCGCCCTTGCCTGGATTGATCCTGTCTCTGAGTCCGTCGTTCAGTGCGACTGTGCCCACCTCGGACTTCTTTCCAGGGGAAAGAACCTGTATGTCTGCATGCTTCAGATTCCTATTCTCGGGTATGGACTCGCTTACGCAGTTGATGATGTAGTCTCTTGCTAGTTCAGGATCTCTCTTCTCGACGAAGTAGAAGTCATTGAATAGCTCACCTGTCTTGGGATCTGTCTTGGCTAGGTCCTCACCATTCAGTATGCGTCCTGCGTTGTACGCTATGCCGCTGTCAGCACCTTGTCTAAACAGATAGTTCAGGTTGGTGTCTGGTATGGCACGAGACATTATCAGATCGTGCATCACGTTGCCACTGTCGACTGACGGCAATTGATTTGGATCTCCACATAGAATCACCCTGGTTTTCTTTGGGTTGATTGCTGAGAAGAGGGACTTAGCTATGCTAAGGCCAGCCATGGAGAACTCGTCGAGGATTACGTAGTCGTAATCTAGGTTCTTCCTTGGTCCGAACTTGAATCCGCCATCGGTCGGACTATACTCAAGGCCACGATGTATGGTCTTGCATTCAGGTGCGTTCTTGAATGGCTTCTTGCCTGGGTCGTTCACTACCTCATCTGCACGTTTTCGTGCCTTTCCGGTAGGAGCGAAGATCGCTCCAGACAGTCCTGCGTTGTCGAATGACTCCACTATCTGCCTTAGCGTGGTGGTCTTTCCTGTTCCCGGCCTGCCTCTGAGTATGCTTAGAGGCTGGGTGCATGCCAAGTGCACTGCCTTCGGCTGATCTTCCTTAAGCCCTTCAGTGACCTCTGGTATGGCATCTACCTTGGCTTTGATTATTCTCTTCACGTAATAGGCAAGCTCGTGCTCTCCTGCGAAGTTCTCTGGAGTATAGAAGTATGTGGTATGCTTTGCTGTCGAGTCTTCTGCTAGTTCTGGCATCGCGAATGAACCTCTCTTGGCGTGGGGATTACCGTGAGGGAAAAACAGGGTCCCCACTTTACAGTGGAAACCCCAGGCGTGAACGGTAGGAATAGATGACTAGATGTCGCCTTCGTCTTCGTCTTCGTCTTCATCTTCATCTATCTCTTCGCCAAGCTCCTCTTCAAGGTCGGAAATCTTCTGTGCCATGGTCAGTGTGTCAGCTTCAAGCTTAGAGTTTGTTTCCTCAAGATCTGACACGATCTTTTTGAGGATTGCTACTTCAGCGACGATAGAATCGTCAGGACTAAGATAGCCAGCCTTCAGCTCATCTCGCTCTTGAGTCAACTCCTGAATTCTTTTTTCCATTTGGCTAGGTTTCATACTATGTCTCCTTCTTCTTCGTCTTCTAATGCATTTCGTTCGTTCTCTAGGTCACGCGACAACGCATCGCCTTCATTGAATTTTTCAGGGAATCTAGCCTTAAGCTTCTCTATGTTCTTTCTCTGGCAGTAGTCTATATCGACACCGCATGCTGATAGGACCAGACCGATGTACCACATCAAGTCTCCGCATTCTTCGATGAGGTTCACCTTGTCGATGTCCTCTTCCCTGCCGTACATCGTGCTGTCGTCTGCGAATACCTCCGCTAATTCTCCAGCCTCGGTCATGATACCTATGATTCCGTGTAGTAATCTAACTGACTTGTTGTCAGTGAACTTGTCGTCCTTCTCTTCTTCGTCATGCAGCCAGTGCTTCAACTGCTCTGTAGACTTTGGATCGTTGTAATAGATGTGTCTCTTGATTACATCTAGTCTCTTGCCTACCTGGGATAGAGTATCTAGCTCGTCCTCAAGGGTCATGATCGTACCGGAGAATCGCCTCTTCATCCCTGGTGTTATCGGTGCCTCTGTTCTTGCCGCTAGTTCGTCATACTTTTCCACTGGAAACTTCCTTATCAAATATCTCCGGCGTCGAAGAGAACTTAGCCGGATCGCTTCTGTTAGTACAAACCATTCCGTTGGTCAGCATGACTTTCATCTGCTCGACCACCTTCTGTCTAGTTACTCCGAGTAACTTACATGCCTCAGTGACTAGCTTATCCTGTGGAACCCTGGTATGCCCACCTTCCTTCATCATCTCTTGGAGCATATAGAATACTCCAGCTTGAACTCTATCTGGCCTGATCGAGGGTATGCCCAGTGCATCTGCTATCATTGCCGCTGTCTTGAATCCTATGCCATCGACTGACGTTAGCCTGAAGCATTCCTTGTCCAGCCTAGCATGCGCTGCCTGGCCGAAGAATCCAAGTATCTTTGCGACTAATGCTGGACCTAAGCCTAGTCCGTACAGCATTGTCTTGGTTGTCATGTTCCTCTTCTCTCCCTTGGCCCATTCGGATAGCTCCTTGGCTCTGTCCTCAGTGACCCCTTTGATTGAAAGAAGGCACTTGTAGTCATCTGCTATCTTGTCTATGGCGTTCGATCCTATAGTCTCTGCTATCTCTGCTGCCCTCTTGTCTCCTACGTTTGGTCCTTCACGTATCAAGTAGTTGATCAGTCCTTTCTCTGTGAGTGAAGTGGTTTCCTTCCAATCGCTGACCTTAACTCCCCACTTGTTGAACTTCTTGTCGAAGACTGGGATTCCCTTTACGTGGTAGATGGCACCAACGTGAACTGGGTGAAGGTTTCCTTTGCATACCAGCTTGTTCCCTATGTGATCTGGGTTAGCATGATGGGTGATTGAGCAGGACACTATTGCATAGTTGGTCTTTGGTTCATGGAAGTACACCTGATCCACTGATACATCGAACGTCCTCTCTTGTGGGTCTGTCTTAGCCATGATTCTTTCCAGTGTAAATTGAGAACCTACTCACCGTCATCGTTATATAATGAGTCCTGTACTTCAGTGTTGACACCAAATGGGTAGAACCTACCTTCAGTGTTCTCGATGTGGCCGCATCCCCTGCATACATGCTTGTAGGTAAGCACTGCATCTTTGCCTGGATTTACAACCTCTGTGGCTGCACAGAACTCGTACTGCATCTCGGTTCCGCAGTCGCAAAACAATCTCTCGATGAAGTGCTTGCTCTCAAACGATCTTACTTGAGCCATGTCACCCTCTCCTAGAATACGAGTAAGTCAGTTAGGAATGCCACTTTCAACTGTAAATCTTCCTCTGTTCCGTTGTTGTTTATCGTTATGTCGCACATGTCTTCGGTCACTGTATTGGAGCTAGTCGGTTCTACGGGCTTCCTTCTGTCAGCGTCTACCCATATTGATAGGTCGAACACCTTCTGCTTCCTGGCTTCAGCAAGTTCTTCTGCGTTCCTGATTCCAACATACATGTCATACTCAGCGAAGATCTTCTTT